AATTTTATTGACTGTCATCATCTTCGGGTGTTATGAGCATTTTTCGGACTTCTTCGTATAAGACTGTGAGGAGGGCAACCTTGTAGGCGAGAAATCCCATGAGCGTTGCACCATAGTCAAAGTCAAAGGCAAATGGAGCATCATTCCACATAGTTTCAAATATAGCTGTACTTATGGGTACAACGAACTGTGTCTGACTCCACATAAACTCGGAAGGTTTGTCAATATTATCCACACGTCCCGATAGAAGTCCAATATAACCGAGAGATGACGCAACTCCTAGTGCAGAGGATACGCCCTCCTCTGCACCATGTGTAATGAAGTAGACAGATGAAAGCGTTGCACCATACCCCAAAGTTGTTTTATAGATTTTACATTTAAGCTTTTGATATTCTGTCCTTGGTGTGTTTGCGCGGACGATAAAGTTGTGGACTTTCCAAACATTATTCATTATTCATATATGTTAACAAACCTTTATAAAGATTAAAAACTAATCTAAAGCATAAATGAGTCTTTGTGTTAAGAGACTTACCAAAGATGCTATTATTCCAACTCGTGGTTCTGATGCTTCTGTTGGATACGATTTGTATAGCACTGATAAGATTATTATCCCGTCTACACATCGTGCCCTGGTTGGGACAGGTGTAGCCATTCTTATGCCAAATGGTGTGTATGGTCGGGTTGCCCCGCGTTCGGGTCTCGCCGTAAAGCATGGTATTCAGGTTGGCGCGGGTGTCGTTGATCCAGATTACACCGGTGAAGTCATGGTTGTTCTATTCAATCATGGAGACAAAGACTTTGAGGTAAAGAAGGGGGATCGCATTGCACAATTGATTCTTGAGAAATGTGAGACACCCAGGGTTGAAGAGATTGGCGTCCTCGAAGAAACGGATAGAGGTTCGGGTGGTTTTGGTTCCACCGGTGCCTAAGTTAGAGTTAATTTTTAATAAAACAAATATAAATATGGATCGTCATCACCTACTTGCCTTGTTGGACAAAATTCAAGAGAAGTATGATATTCAAGATGGTGACTATAAAGAATTTATAGAAGCTATTGGAGGTAAAAAAAACCCCATAAAGATCAATGTGGGAGATCTAGTAAGAATTAATTATGATTTCATCGATTCTGAGGTGGACTTCAATGACGATGAGTTTTTTCCAAAACTTCATGTAACGGGAAAGTGTTCTCGTATTTGGAAAATTATCGCCGACGAGAATGCTTATCATGGTGGGAATTGGTTAAGTTACAACTACTTGTATAATTCTGAGATGCATCTGAGCGCGGTGAACAAAATTGTGAAAGATTATTCGGATGGTAATTTCACAATGATATCATACGATCCCGACACAGGTAGTAAATATTGTCTTCGCGTGTATAAAATAGAAGTTATTTAATCCAAATAATAAAAGTCTTCTACAGCTGGCATGAAACGAATATCATGACGCATAGTCATCCATAACTTAGCCTGATTCACGGTTGGATATGACCATAAAATCCATCTATCCCAGTATTCCTGGGAGAACAAATCATTCCAATCTTCCTGTTCACTTTCGTTTATAAGGAGCATACCCTTGTGTATTTTGTCACGATCTGTTTCTTCGCGCAACTCATCGGAAATATTCGCACCCTTTTCGATGAGATGTGCGCGCATAAGTCGTGGGTCCTGGTGATTTGTATAATCCTTGACATTTACAGAACCAAAATCAATACATTTCTTGTTGGGTAGGGTCACTCTATACTTATGAGAAAGAGATGGACTTTTGTTTAACACCGCGTGCATATAACTGTATATAATTTTACTTTTTTAACCCAAAAATCACAATAAAGATTTAAGTTGATTGGTATGTATGAAGACGTACACATCATCGGATGGCATTAAAATCAGGGTAGGTGAAAACGCAAAAGAAAATGATGATTTGACAATGTCAAGTTACCCAAAAGAATGGTGGTTACACGTGGATGGTGGTCCCGGAGCGCACGTTGTCGTATGTCATGAAGAAAACACCATCCCCAAGGAGACAAGAAGAGATGCGGCACTTCTAGCGGTTCATCACAGTAAGGTTAGAAATGTACGGATGATCCCTGTGAATCTCGTCCGTATTGACCAGGTGTTGAAATGCCCACGACCGGGACAGGTATATCTATATGGAAAAGTGATGCAACTCTATGTTTTTCCTACTAAGGAGAAAGAACGTCTTGGTAGGTTGTTAAAAAATAGAGGCTAAACATGTCTATTAAAGTATAAGAACGTAAAGAACATAAGATGAACCTTTATAGGAAGGAATTGATAGCCAATCATATCAAACTTGCTTATAAAGTTTCAAATGATGTATACTATAAAGCATTCCCACAAAAACGTGGTATTCATTCGAGAAAAGACTTAAATAGTGTAGGATTACACGCTCTCGTTCGAGCAGCTCAAAAGTTTGAACCAGAGCGGGGTTTAAAATTCACCACATATGCACATCCATGGATTTACTGGAGCTGTCGCAATTCTCTAGAACGAACATCAGTTTATGACGAACTTCATTATTACGACGTTCCTGAATATTACGACAAAGAACCGGACATTCTTTTAGATGATCTTGACGATGTGAGTAGATACATTATTGAAAACTATTATGGTAAGCATCTCACATTGAAGGATATGTCTAAGGAATTGGGTGTAAGTGTGAATAAAGTAATTTCGTGGCGATCAAAGGCGCTTCTCAATTTAAATAGCCCTCTACAAGGCGAGGATTAGCTTCCGAAGGCAACTCCAGCCATGCCCTCCTTAATGCGAAGAACGTTGTAATTTAACGCATAAACTCGGTGAAGTGTGTTTCCGCCGACTGGGCCGGTAAGAGACATTTTTGCGTTATCGATGCGGCTGAAATTTAGTGTCCCCGTGGGCTGCGTTTTACTCATAGTGAGACAGAATGGCCAGGTAAATGTTGGAAGATCGTCAAGGATGTTGTCTGGGAGATCTGTGCAGTGCATTTCTGGCACCACGTTGTGGTGATAGACGTTGGACGTTTCTTCAAAAAGAGCGACACCATTGATGTAAAGGGAAGACTTTTCGAAAGTGAATTCACTGTCCCAGTTATTGCCGGTAGCCTTACCAGACACAAGGTGAAGAGATTTCACTGGGTGGTTGAAATAACTTAAATCAAGATCAGTGTCCGTGGAGGTTGCTGGTTGATATTGGGTTTGGGTAATCAACAATTCGTGTTCGCGATCGGTAAACCACGCACGTTCGTCTGTATCGAGATATATATAATTCGCGTAAACCTTTGGTTGGGTTACTGGTGCCAGACCATCCCGGCACTTGATCCGTATTTCGACGTCATGGTATTGAAGGGCTACCAATGGGAGGGCCTTAGTCCAATCTTCACCGAAGAAGAATGGAATCATGAAATAATCCCCCGAGTGATTTTGCTTCAAGACGTTGGTAGTTGCTGCACAAGAAGCCTTGGCGCTATTGTCTCGCAAGAGTGGATTGTGAACACCCTGGATGAAGAGGGAGTCGAGTTCGGTAACCTTCTGGCCACCGACCCAGAGTTGGAAGACTGTTGGGTTAGAGGCACCGGCAGAGAAAAAGCCTGTGGTATTTGTAGCGACATTGGAAATGCTTTTGTTTTCAACCCACACATAGCTCAAAAGATCACCCTTGGAGCGAATTGGAATAGTAACTTCGTTACCGGAACCAAACGTACCAATGTAATCCATACGCTCTGGCTTCATTGCGAAATTTGTGTGTCGTTTATAGTTTTGTCGGTAGAAACTGACCTCGGGCTGACCAGTGATGTATGCATCCTGAGCACCTTTACTTACAAGGTCAATCAAGGCGGCTGACATTTTTACTAATATACCATATTAAAATTTTGGCTCGATATTTCCACAACAAGAAAATGGTATTATTTCAGGCACTGACATGGGAGTCACGTGATACCGAAGACGAACATCTTATCAGCATATTTGGTAAGACCGATGAAGGAAAATCCGTATGCCTCACAACTGCGTTCACACCTTATTTTTTTATAAAACTTCCGGATAAAATTGACGCTGGAAAAATTCGTAGAATTTATAACATTCTCGATGAAAAGTGTAAAGATTCCTTGATTGCATATTCCATAATGAAATCAAAAGATGTTTGGGGTTTTCAAAATAATGAAGAGTTTGCGTTTATGAAAATCAATTTCAAACATCTTCAGGCTCGTCGCCTCGTGGATTCATTTTTAAGGAAGCCACTTGATAGAACGTCACCGGAACTTTTCAATATTTTTGGTGTGAGAACTGTAAAAGTATATGAAGCAAACCTCGATCCAGTACTACGCCTGATGCATCGAACTGGAATCCAATCTACTGGGTGGCTGGATACTGGGGATAAGTGTATTCGCTCACACATCGCCCGAGTTGATCTTGATCTCTTCTGTAACGACTGGACAACACTCAAACCTGTTGCAAGAGATGATATCGCTCCATTTGTTGTGGCTTCTGTAGATATTGAATGTAATAGTTCTACAGGTAAATTCCCTGATGCAACCGTTGCTGGAGACGCGTGCTTTCAAATAGCAATCTCCCTGTGTAAATTTGGTTCCGATGAACCATATGACAAGACGTGTTTCTGCTATAAGAAGACGGATCCCAACCTGGAAGGTTCTACAATTTTGAGCTACGAAACCGAGAGGGAAATGCTGCATGCATTCCAAAAATACCTCCATAAAAAGGATGTTGATATCATCACTGGTTGGAATATATTTGGTTTTGATATGGAGTATATATACAGACGCGCGCAGATCAATATGTGTCACCCAGAGTTCTTCAATATGGGTAAATTGAAAGACACGGAGTCGGAACTTGTCATTAAGAAACTCTCGTCAAGTGCTTTGGGGGACAATCTCCTGAAGTTACTTCCAATGTCGGGGCGCTTCATTTTTGATATGTTCCATGAAGTAAAAAAGGGCTATAAATTGGATAGCTATAAGTTGGACAATGTATCCAAGTTATATTTGGGGGATCAAAAAATTGATATGGCACCAAAGGAGATGTTTGCGCGTTACAGAGAGGAAGATCCTGTAAAGTTGCGTGAGGTTGCGGAATACTGTATTAAGGATACACTTCTTCCACACCGCCTGATGAAAAAGCTCTGTACTCTTCTGAATATGATAGAAATGGCGAAAGCAACGTGGGTACCAGCAAATTTCCTTGTGGAGAGAGGGCAACAGATTAAAGTATTCAGTCAACTCACGAAGAAGGCGAGAGAATTGGGATTCATGGTTCCAACAATTCGCTGGGGATCTATCCCCGAAGAACCTTATGAGGGAGCTACAGTCCTTGAAGCACAAAAGGGTGCGTATTATACTCCAATTACTGCTCTTGACTTCGAGGCGCTATATCCGAGTATCATGATGGCTGATAACTTATGCTACTCATCCTATGTCATGGATGATAGGAAGTATGGCGCAATTCCCGGAATCACATATGAAACTTTCAATGTTGGCGACCGAACCTATAAGTTTGCACAGGGTGTGCCGACTCTATTACCGGAAATTCTCCGAGAATTGAAAACGTTCCGTAAACAAGCCAAGAGGGATATGGCTGCGGCTACTGGTTTTGCGAAGGAGGTGTATAACGGTAAACAGCTGGCCTATAAAATTTCTATGAATTCTGTGTATGGATTTACAGGCGCCGGGAAGGGTATCCTTCCCTGTGTCCCCATTGCTTCTACAACGACATGCAGGGGGCGCGAGATGATTGAACAAACAAAGGCTTATGTTGAAAAGAACTTCCCCGGGTCAAAAGTACGGTATGGAGATACCGATAGTGTAATGGTTGAATTTGATGTCGGGAATCGTAAAGATGAAGAAGCTGTTGCCTATAGTTGGGAAGTTGGTGAGAGAGCTGCAGAAGAATGTAGCGCTCTGTTTAAAAAACCGAATAATCTTGAGCTAGAGAAGGTATATTGGCCTTATTTCCTCTATAGTAAAAAGCGATACGCTGCTAAATTATGGACAAAGGGCAAGGATGATAAAATGCATATGGATTATATCGATGTGAAGGGTCTCCAGGTTGTTCGGCGTGATAATACACCCCATTTGCGGGAGTGTTGTAAGGAACTCTTAGATGTAGTTCTCACGTCAAGTAACCCCGGTCCACCAAAGGAGTTGGCCAAGGAGAGGGCAATTGAACTCCTGTCGGGCGACGTTCCCAATCACAAGCTTATATTGAGCCAGGGTCTTTCGGATAGTTATAAAGTCGGTGGTAAGAATGTGTCTATAACTGCATGGGACAGCAAAGCGGAAAGATTCTTGAGTGAGGATATCAATCAATCTCATGTTCAGGTTTTTAATAAAATGCGCCAAAGAAAGCCCGGATCAGAACCACAGTCGGGGGATCGTGTACCGTACCTACTTACGAAGACCCAAGACCCCAAAGCCAAGGCGTTTGAAAAATCTGAAGACCCAAAATACGTTGAAGAGAATAACATACCAGTTGACTATCATTACTATTTTCTTAACAAATTCTTGAAACCTATTTGCGATCTTCTTGATCCGTTATATGAGAACGCCAAGGACGAAATATTTGGGGAGATTATCAACAAACACAAACCACCAAAACCAAAGCGCGAGCCCGCTCTTAGTACTATGAAGAAGGCTGATCTTGTCGCGGAATGTCAGCGTCTTGGTCTTGAGGACACAGGAACCCTGGTGATCTTACGGGGACGCCTTAAGGATGCGAGATTGGCAAAACAGGGATCCGTTGAAGATCTATTTAAAAACTACGAACTATCACAGAGTAAGGATGAGTCTACATGAAAAAATTACAAAGATTGTTGAGGAGGAACTGGAAGATAGAGTGAATGCAATCCTCAATGAATATGCTGTGAAAATTTCAAAAAAACATGCGATACCATTGGAACATTTATTGAAGGATATCCCCACTTCATTTGTGAGTACGACATGTAAAGGGACAAAATCTAACGGTCAACGGTGCACTTTTAGGGCGCTTTTCAATGGCTATTGTCGTCATCACAAATCTCAGGGTGAACGGATATGTCCACGTGTAATGTCAAGTTCTAATCTACATAACCATGGCCCGGATCAGATGTTTGTAAAGGGGTGTCCAGGGTGCGAATCCTCAAAGGAGCTTATAGATTTGAATCCTATCATTTATTAATGAACAAGAGTGATATTCTACTAAATTCCATAAACGATTTTTACACCAATGAAAAGAATAGAACCAAACTACTGACAATTTTAGATAAAACTAGCGGCATTTCTTTGCGTAATTTAGAGTGGTTTATTACCAACTATTCCAAAAAGCATCATACATCTTACACAACAAGTGATGGCAAGCTTTTCACTGTACATTGTGCTTATAAATCAAGTCTCGACGGCTATAGCAAGAAATTATTCGACCCATTTTGCCGTTCCGAGAAGTTTTCTTACGCCATACCTGGGTCATCTCATGAAATTCAAACGACTTTGGCACAATTAAATTTCATCAAATGGTGTATCAAAAACAACATCATTGATTATATCAAAGAGAACAAGGTTGACTTATTTAGTAAGCAAACGACATAAACCCATTGTCAAATATCATTGTTTGATATCCGGTATAGTACATATGTAATGTATATTTGTCTTGGTTTATATTTACAAGTGATGTATCCATTTCAAGTTCTATAGCTGTTTTATCAGATTTTATACCACTGAAATCCAAATTCCCCGATGGTTCCACATTCACCGGATTCATCGAGAAACTGTAAGTGTATATATTTCTAATGGGCCTCGATAATCTTTTTTGAGATGGGATGAGATACTTGTAATAGTTGTGACCGGTGTCTGAAACATTTGGCATTTTATTACCGTTAATGTAAAAACTCCCAGACTTCATTACTGGTGAGAAAAATGTATATGTCTGGTCAAAGTTTACATTCGAAGAAAAGTTGAACCGATTATGTATCAAATATTCACCATCTTCAGATGGAACGGGATTACCCGTTGAAACATCCTCATCCTCAAACTTTGTATTTCTTAAAAACCAGTGAATGCATTTAACTGGGATATTTGGCACAAGATTATTTCGTATGACACTTTTACCTTCATCACTCTCAATAGTTGGGTGTTTACGAACAAAGTCTGTAATAATTGTCTGTCTTTCTTTCATCATGTAGATGCGCTCGTCACCGGTAACGGTGATTTCTTCCGTGATGATATCAAAAAATGGCAGTTCAAGTGTATTTGACGTATCTGTAAAAAATGTTTGCTTATGAAATTCAAATTCGAACTCAATCTTTTGTTTGTATACGGCACATAATGGAAAATATGGTCTATTTGGACTGTTCGAACTATACTCATCGGATGAATATTTTCTCGTAAAGAAGAATTGTAATGGTATCACAAGATCAGATTCAAACTTTGCATAGCTAGGTAAAGATTCCGAAGCATCAAAGCCAAGGTTTCTATTTACAAGAAATCTATTCGCTACTTTTTCTGACGTTTCCAGATAAA